TCCACTTGCGGGCCTCAATGCGGTTCTTCTGCCACTGGAGGAAAGCGCCGTCCAGCTTGTGTTCAATCAATGCGCCAGTCTTCTTGTCGGTCACCGCGATGATTTCAGGTTGCTCGTCAGCAATGGCGATGATTTCATCAGCCAGCGTGTCAGCCTGCTCCTCCCGTGCGCGTGCGTACTGGTTGGCGAATTCAGGGTGGCGGAGCAACCAATCGTAAATCACAGTCCTGTCTGGCATCCCTGCTGTCTTGACAATCTCTCTTAGACTCTCTCCCTCTGCTATGCGTATGCAGATGATAGAAGCCATGTGAGTGTTGTATGTGGTGGGAGCGCCTACAGGGTTCTTTTTGGGCGTGGGGCCACCTTGGGCTTGCGTAGTAGCCTTCGGCGTCTTGGTGGGCTTCTTACCCCCCTTGACGGGCGTCTCGTACACAGCAGGCTTAACTATCTTCTCAGCCCGTGTGGTCTTGCGCATCTTTGGTTTGGTTTCTGGCATAACCCGTAATCCCTATGTGAATGAATGACGTAAGTGTATTCGATTCGCTTTCATTTCGCCATTGGATACTTATCCACGGACATTGGATACTTATTCGCGGGTCACTGTATACGCAGAAACCGACTCGGTTCTACTTCGCTTTGGATTCGCTACATAGTCTCTTGACGTATGCGCTGGACTCTTGTTTCATGCAATCCTCTTCATCCAATGTGAAGTCAGGAACCCACATCCAGAACACAAGGAAAGCAATGAACATTATACCAATCACCACCTTCTCAAGCAATGACTCTTCTTTCATATATTTTTACTCCTTATTTTGTGTTCTATGGCTAAAGCAAACAAACCCCAAGCCTGAATGCTTCTATTCTTTTCTTGAAATATTTCGCCAATTTGTTCAATTTCTTCAGTAGTCAATTCAACCCACTTTTTTGGTGTGGCACTCAACGCCAGCATTTTTTCTATGTTTTTTGGCTGAGGATGCTTGTGTCCCCTTTCCCAAGAAGTAACGGTTCCTCGACCAACCCCTATGGCTTCTGAGAACTCAAATTGGTTTAAACCAAGAGAGCCACGCAACTTTTTAATTTGCTCTGGCGTCACTTGACCTCCTCCACAGTCACGCGGTACTTGCGACCGTTACGGTCTTCCACGTCGATAGTCTTCTTGGTACTGGCAAAGCCACCAGTCTCAGTCAGGTCGTACTTAGGGCGGCTCACGCTGGACAGCAACTTCTCGGCGTCATTGGCCTTCAGGTTGTTCACGATGGTGTGAGCAATGTAGTCGCAGTACACGACGTAGGACTTGGGCAGGTTATCAAAGAACTTGCTGACGATGGTGTTCATGGTGTCAAAGTGCGTCATATCGATTCGCTTTCTATTCGGTTGTGATTCGGTTGGGGGCTTGCGCCCCCGTGGTTTAGAAGTGTGGGTCAAAGTGATGGTCACGCATACCGATAATCAAACCACCACTACGGCGTTGCTTGAATCTGCCTGTCTCTTGGTTGATGTAACCGCGAACCCATTTGCCTGTCTTGCGCTCCATGCGATACATATCGGCGTACCCAGAAGGGTTTGGCTCGAAGGTGTAGACGGCGCTACCGTCATGCACGCTACCAGAGACAACCGTTGGCTTGTCTTCAATAACGAAAATCTCGTATGCCCAGACCTTGCTGGTCAACTGGGTAACCTTGGTCACTGTCGCGGCGTGGCGGTCAGTCCATGACAACTTGGTTGCGCCCATGCCAACTTCAGGTGCTGGTGCGCCAACCGTCATGCGGCTGTACAAGTGGTTTACGACGCTGTTTGTTTGTGTTCCGATGTTCATTTCGCTTTTCTTTCATTGTTACCTGCGTATTGCAGTGATGCTAGTATAACCCCAAATTAAACCAAGCAACAACTATTTTAAAAATAATTGTAGGTACTTTCCCTAGTCTGCAAAATGCTCTGCAATCTCGGACTCAATGCGGCTGGAATCCTTGCCAGTCAGCTTGCGCTCCAGCCACGGGGCTGGGCGTCCACGGCGGTCACACACCACCCACTCGGTGTAGCCGTAGTAGTCCATGTCAGAATCGCACCACTTGTTGTAACTGCCCTCTTGGTACTCTTCTACGCCAATGATGCAGGGGATGCCTGCAACGCGTGTTTCAATCTCTGCAATGAATGACATCTCAGTTCCCCTTCGCTTTGGCAATCTGGTCACGGGTGTCGTCAATAGCCAAGCGGATTCTGTCTAAGCGCTCCCAATCACCCTCTGCAAAACACAACTTGTCTTCAACCAAAAGCATCATCAAATGCTCTTCCAGTTTGTAAACTTGACTCATGTTATTTCCTTTCGATTTCAATTCGCTTTTAGCGGGGGCTTTCGCCCCCTTTGGTTTAGCCGATTAAGAGGGTTACATCCTTGACGTCTTCCATGTTAGCAAGACGACCATAGTTGCTGATGCTGTACTCAATTTGAGCGATTGTCGGGACACCCAGCAAAGAGTAATCCACGCCCTGAATGCACTGGTTTGTGCCTTCGTACCAAGTCAAGGTAACCATGAAACCCTCAACGCTTTCAACCGTGCGCACTTGGGCTTCTGGGCTGTCGCTGGTAACCACGAGTTGACCTGCGTGGATGTCTTTAAGTTTGATTGCTTTTTTCATTTCGCTTTTCTTTCGCTGTAACTGACTATGCGGTATTGCTGTGTCAGTGAGGTTAGTATAACACCAACTTAAACGATGTCAACAACTTTTTAAAAATAAATCTAGGGACTTTCCCTAGTGTCTTTCAGGGTCATGCCGTAGTTGTTGATGCCCTCTGGTATGACCACGCCAGCCTTGCGCACTAAGGCGTTGTGCTTGAACACGGTGTAGTCAACGTGGTGATGCCAGCGACCGAACCGCCAGACCACCTCAGCCACGTCAGGGTGCAGGCGCTCTAGCATCTGCGACTTGGGCAGGGTTCCCTCTTTGGCGTAGAACTCGTCAGTGTTGCCACCAGTCATTGTTTGGGTGGTGGCCTTCTCTTGCAGGAATGCGTTGAACTGCACGGTGCATAGGCCAGCCTTGAGCGCCCGCAGGGACAGGTCAGTGTCCTCGTTGTAACGCCCCCTCCAGCGCATTGGCAGGTCGTTCTTGATGAGCAGGCAGGAGTAGATGCGGGTGTTCATTACGAAGGCAGGCAGAGGCTCCTTGGCCTTGGCAAAGAAGTCGTAGTTGAACCCAGCGATGGCGACGTTCTCGTAACGGTCAACGAAGTCCTCTGCGGCCCTGAATATCGTGCCAGAAGTGACCTTGACCATGAGGTTGCGGTTGAGCCTGTTGAACGAAGCAATGTTGTCATCCATGACCCAATGGCGCTCGGACTCGTGCATCAAACTGCTGTGAACCCAACAGAAATTCCGTGCGGCCCCGGGGCCTTTTCCACGGGCATCCCCCACATCATCGCAAGTGTCGTAATCCCGCAGAAACTCAGGCGGCAACACCAGCACCTTTGCTGGGTCAATCACGCTGGCATACTCGCCCCACTCGTGGGCCTCGACCACGATGTAGTACGGGACGTTGATGCGGTCTAACGCCTTGCTTGTCAGGCGCGTCTTCCAACGTCCTTTAGACACAATGTAGATGGGGTACTTAGGATTCATCGACGTACCTCAAATGCGACGCCCTGCGGAACTCAGCGAAGGGAAACCACAACGCCTTCTGCTTTGGCGTGATGACCTGCTCCATCAACTTCGCAAACTCCTGCACATCCTCTTCATTTCTAAAGCGAATGTTGAGGACGCGAAAAGGCGTGAGGTCTTCCTGAAAGAACTCAGGCATACCCTGCCACTCCTTTCGCCAGTCAAACTCCTCATAACCAAACAGGTCTGTCATTCAGGCTTGCCTTCCATCTTGAGGTGGGCCAACAACTCCTCCAAAGCAAACGTGTCGTCTGGGTACTTCCAGATGTACTGCTTGACCTCATTGAGGACGTAGTCGTAGCCTGCGTCAAATCCCTTGATGTACTCTGACATAACTGCCTCCGCTGGTGGTCGCTTGCACTTTTTATGCGTCTCAATAAAAAAATCCATCGCGTCGATGATGACGTCAATAGGAGCGGGCATGAAGGGAGGCTCCTCCTCCACGCCGCAGAATTCGCACTTGAACTTTCCGTTCAGGCTGTTGGTAATGACGTGGTCTGTGTTCATAAATTGTTCTCGATTTGTTGATATGGGAAACAAATATTGCCCTCTTGCATTTGACTAAAAACATAGTCGCCATCGTAGTTTTGCAACAAGATGTTTTCCATTTCAATCAACTTATTGGTCAAAACTTTTTCCAACTTTTTACCTTTGATGCCAACAGCCGCCCAAACGTCATCGTCTTGCCAAGTAAAGTATTCAACTATTTTTTTGACCATAAACAGTTCATCATGGTTAAAAACAATAACGACAGAATCTTCAGGAACATCCATTTTTACTTTTCTTGTTTTTTTGGTCATGCTGTAACCTCCTGACGGGCTTCTTGGCGTCCGCGCTCAACAAAGTAACGAGCATCCACTTGGTCTGTGATGTGTTCTTCCTGAAGCATCTTGCGGATACTCTCTGCTACAGCACGCGCCCTGTCGGCGCTGGTTGCCTTCTCGTACTTGAAGCCTGCGTTGATGTAATCTGCTTGTGCGTGTTTCATATCCGATTCGCTTTCTATTTGGTTTCGTTTTGGTTTAACGGAGTGGTTTTGGCCTCGTACTCTGCTTGTGCTTTGGCGACCAAACGCTGGATGTCCAGTGCGACCAAACGATTAAATTCTTGCTGTGTCATGGTGTTCTCCTGATAGGGGCCGAAGCCCCGTGGGTTTAACGGCTGGTGACCTTGACGCTGAACACAGCGGAGACTTTGGTGAACTTGGCGTATGCCTCTGCGCCAAACTCTTTGATGAATGCGTCTTTGTCGAACACGCTACGGTTGGATTCGATGTATGTAGCTTTGAAGAGGTTGCCCTCGACTACTTTTGCGCCACCAGCAGATGCTGATTCTTTGATGGCGTCTTTGATTGCGTCAGCCTTGTCAGTCAACTCTTTGATTTGAGCCAACAGGTTGCCGAGTGTGTCTACGCTTGTGAGGGGGAGGTCATTGAGGTTCATAGTTCGCTTTCGTTTAGTTGCCTGACTCAGCACCATTGCTTTGTCAGTGCCTCTAGTTTAAGCCCAAATTAAACGCCAACACAATACCTTTTAAAAAATATTTCTAAGGAAAACCCTAATACGTTGTAAATAAACAACCGCTTTACGCGCAAACCGTAATTCCAAGCAGGTCGCGAGTGTCTTTGAGGAGGTCATCCTCGTCAAACCCCCAGTGCTTAGGGAACCCCTTCGTCCCAAGGCCATGCAGGCCCGTAGAGCCGCGATGATGCTCAGGACAGAGCGGTATGACATCGAAGTGGCTAGAACGCCTTCCAGCCCCTGTTCCAGCCCTTTTGTGATGCAGTTCTGCTGGCGTACCCTCATGCCCCATCCGCCTGCATACAGCGCACCCTAATTCAGCCACGGCGCTCATGTGCTTCTTTTCTTTGAGTGTTGTCATTGGCGGGGCTGTACCTTGGATTGCATGAACTTGATGAACTCTTCGTCTGACTCGTCAACGGGCGTGGCATTTTGAAACAAGGTTCCGTTTTCAGCCATTTGGTGGATGTCAGCCAGCATCGCCGCCAACTCCTCTTCCGTACCCTCAAAGCCGTCAAAACACCCTTCAGCAAATATGATTTTCGGTTTGTCGGTCATTGCTTACCCTTTGTAAAACCCGCTCTGTTCTTTAAATCGTGGCACGTCTGGCATCGCCATTGCGGTGCGCCCTTACTGTTTTTACCCTTAACCTCGGCGGGTCGCAAGCGACACACCTGACACGTCAACTTCTTTTCAATCATTCATTTCCTTTTTGAGTCGCTCATTGCGTGAGCCTGCCTCAAACCCCGCAAGGTATGCGCGGCGCTCCACGTTGTACTGTTCAGGGCGGTGGCTGTGTTCCCACTCATCAAAAGACTCGACGTTGGTTTTCAACGAAACAATCTGGCGCTTGCGCCAGCCCATTGTCTGCTCTCGCTCTATGCGCTCGAACTCTTCGTCTTCTGGTGTAGCCGTCACAATCATCCTCCACATTGAATAAACCATAAAGAATAAACCAGTCCCGAACAAAACATGGTTGTGGAGAATCCATCCATCAGCCAAGCAGACTACCCAGCTTAGACCGTGGATGACCCCCCATTGGAAGCTGTTAAAACGCATATCGATTAGAGCAGAGGACGTCAATCACCGTCTCCGCAGAGTAGCCATTGACCTGCCTCTTGCCGTATATCACGCGAGGGCGCAGGCCAGCCTCTACACAATCCTTGATAGCGTCAATCTGCTCACCACGACTGAGGGGCTGGATGTTCCTGTCCATGATGAGATTCTGCACCGTGACGTGCGGCTCCTTGTTGGATGAACACCCAACCAATGCGCTGAACGCGCACACTGCAATAAAAATCTTTTTCATAGCGTTGCCTTTCCTTCTGCTCTGTTGTTGGCTTGTTCTGTTCGCCAAATTTCGACACGCAACTCTGCGGCTGTTATGTCCCATTTCAACTTCTCTTCAATCTCGACTGCGGCCTTTAGGCCCATCAGCAACTCAACCATCTCAGGGTGTGCATAAGCCTCTCTCTCTTGCGCACCAATTGCGGTCTCCATTGAGCGCTTCATCAGGATGCCCTTCAGGCTCTTGCGAAAATGCTCTATGTACGTCCGCTCTGCCTTAGCCTTAGCAAAGAGCGCGGCGTGCTTCAAGATGTAGTCCACCGCCTTATGCGGGTCTCTGTCTTCATTGCTCATAGTACATTTTCCTTTTTGCGCGATTGCGCTTGATTACCATACCAACAAAAATCACGACGCCTATCCAGAACATGAATCCAGACAGCGACATGAATGCCCAAAAAAACTCTCCAAATGAATTAAACATTTTCTTCCTCCGTTGGTGGACGCGAACACATCCGATAAAAAACATAAATCATCACGGCACTAGCCCAAGCCGCAATGCCTGACACTAAAAAAAACAACCCAAAAATATTTAGAACCGTGTCCATCAATCGCTCCTTTTATCCATGAAGTCCCCTCGCACATCCATCATCGCTTGCGCCTGCTCATAGGCTTCGTAAGCAATATCAATCTTTGACTTTAAAGCCTTCGACGGCTTTTGCATCAGTCCCACCAGCGCAAACATTGCGATGATGTCAATCAAGTCTGGTTCCGTTTTCATTTGCGCACCTTATCTTTTTCTGCCAAATACTGAATGACGCTGTCGTGCATCACATCAATCAACGCTGGTTCGCCTGAGAACAAAAAGTAAACGACGACCAAAGAAATAATCCAGTTCATTCCACCCCCTCTATGGTCACCTTGACCATGCCGCCAATCTCATCTGCCCAATACACACGAAGGTCTGCTATCAATGCGTCATCCTGCATGACCCCAGCGTGAGTCATAGAGTCAAGCAGTGCCTTCAAAAGATTGTCCAAATCACGGCGACGACGGTCAGGACGGAAGCATTCAATCTCCACTTTCACCGCGTAGTCGATGTGTTTAGCGGCTCGTTGAATTAGCACTTGGTCAGCAACAGCCTTGCGGTACTCGCGCCCCTTTGCGCTGATGATGGTGCGACCGTTAAAGTTGCGCCAGTAGGTGTTGACCGTTGGAGGCCAAGGCAATGTAATTTCAATCATTGGCGTTGTGCAGGTATGCGGTTAAGGATGTCATTAGCAAGGGGCGAGTCAAAATTCTCGTCATCCTCTTTGCCAGCCAGCTTTGCCTCATAAGCAAAAGCCATCTCGGCGCAGGCTTGACGCTCCATAAAAATGGCCTGCTTGGTTGTCTGTATTGCCACCGCCATGATTTCGGCTTTTGCCTCTGTCAGTGCTTGGTTAAATTGGTCTTGCGTAAAAAACGCTTGGCCCTGCGACAGTATGTTTTTCTCAAAGTTCATTTCCATTCTCCTTCGTTACCTCGGTTGCCTTTAGCCCATTGGTCTTTAACATCTTCTTCAAGTTTGGATTTGGGGTGAAGTTCGTTCCACCCCTTTTTCCACTTCCCAGAGTCGTCAACGTAACCTTTGAGCCAACGGTATGCGCTATCGCGATTTTTAATACGCATCTTGATGACCTCCCGAACGAGACAGCGGTGCATATGCTCACGGTCTCTTGCTCTTTTTTCTTCCTTGTCATTCAAAACCTTCCCCCATTGTCAAAAGACATAGGGACAGAATCGTGATGCTCGACAAACTGCTGGCTCTCCTTGTGATACCAAAGCGAGTACCAATCCTCCGCCTCGCCATTACGTTGCTTCTCACACATCAGGTAGGCGTCTGGAATCATTGCATCGACTGAGCCGTTCTGTGCATCGTGTTCTTTTTTCTTGTTACGCCACACCATCAGGACGTTATCCACTTGGTCGCTGATTGAGCCTGAACCCTTGATGTCGTTTTTGTTGGGCTTGATTTCCTCGCTCTGCAACTTGCGGATGTGGTGAATCAAATGGACATGAACATTGTGGTCACGGGCCAACGAGGTCAACTCATCAACGAAAGACTTCTGTGCGTTGTAGTCGTCCTCACCAGACACGCACTTCATCAGCGAGTCAATGAAGATGTGTTGCACACCCAACTCAACGGCACTGTAGCGAGACACCGCGATGACCTGCTGTGCAGTCACAGTGCCTTGCTGGTCGTACAGCCACAGGTAATCACAGGCATAACCTCTCATGCGGTCAAACAGGCTTGTGAGGTAGCGGTTCTTATCGACGTAACGTGGCAAGTCAATGTTCTCGCCCGCAAACTGGCGGAGCATACGAAACAATGTGCGCTTGGGCTTCATCTCAAAAGATGCAATCATCACCTTTTGCTTTTGCTTGATAAGACCCAAGGCAATCATGCCCGTGACCATGCTCTTGCCACCACCATTGCCGCCAGCGTAAAGCGTCACCTCACCAGCGCGGTACTGAAAGCCCTGATGGGTTTTAGGCCAAGGCATTGTCTGATGGCTTTCCACCACAGGGTTTGCAAGTTCGTCTTGAAGTTCATCCAAAAACTCGCTTGCCTGCTTGACCTTCTGCGCAACGTCATTGGCCTTGAGGTACTTCTCAAAATCAACCTCGTCAGGCTTGACAATACGAATGCGACGGGCCTCGTCCAATTCTTGCGCTCTTTTTTGCACGTCAGACATTTGCATATTTCATTGCCTCTTCAATTCGCTGTTGTGATAATTTCATTCGCTCTCTATCGCCTTCGCTTAACTTCTTGCCTTGACTCATGTCGTAGGCGCAGATGGAGACCACCAACGCCTCAAACGAAATGATTCGCATAAGGTCGCTGGCGTAGAACGCAGGCTTCATGCTCTTCTTGCCCTCGACTGGGTATTCGCGGCGCTTGTCGTCAGGCGGAAACAGGTCAGTCATGTCCATGCCCAGCGCCTGCACTACGTTCAAGGTCTCGCAACCCGCAAAGCAGTGAAGCAACACGCGCCCGTCTTCTGTCTCTCGGATAGCAAGCGATGGGCCTTTGTCGTTGTGAGCAGGACAGCAAGCAGTCCAAGACCCATTTCGACCCTTGACTTTGGTCAGCATCCCCAACATACGCTCGACTGGGGTCATACTTTTTCCCTTGCTCGAATTTCGTTAATAACATAATCGTGAAACACAACGCCTTTAGTCATGTCGCCAACTTTGTGCGCTTTAATCCAACAAGTTTTTCCCGTTTTTAACCGTCTTAAATGTCCTCTGCGGTCGTGTAATCTAGGACTTGCGTGTGTTCCGCCTTGATGCTCATTTTTAGGTTTGGGAGCCTCCACAACCACCGTAGTCCAATCGTAAGTGGGCATCTTGCCCTCTTTGATTTTTCTTTGGTTCGTAAAAGTTTTTTTGATTTCTGGCTTGTGTGACTGTACTGATTGACACAAAGATTCATACCAATTGCCGCAAAACCCAAGCAAGGTTTCCGCCATTTCTTTTGATATTTTTGCGCCTTCATCTACTGGGCCATACCGCAACATATCACCTTCAATCAAATAAACCATTGGTGGAAATTTAGTTGGAACCTGCCCTGTCACGCCTTTCCATGTTGAAATCACGATACCCTCTTCAGGGTCAGTTCCAACCACCATAAAAATGGTGTCATATGAAACATGATTCCTTGTTTTGCCGCGCCAAACCACGATGTTTTTTTCAAACGGGGGGCGGTACTTCATCAATGGTTCAGTTACAGCGTGGCTTCTGTCGTCAACATAACCCGATAAATCAAACCACTGAATTTCAATAGGGTCTAAACCACCATCAAAAACCATTTTTATCGCGTCACGAATTAAAGGTGTCATATCACCCTCCTACCCACGGCTGGCGTGCCTGCATCGTCTTCCCAACGACGCTGGTTGATGTACGTCAGCGGTGCTGGCTCAAACCCGCCAGTCCATTGGTCAGTCACCTTGAGGATGTTGACTTGAGAGATGATGGTCTCCGCCACTGAGTCAAGCCCAGCCTTCGCCCACTTCTTCTGGCACTCTGCTTTTGCGACCTTGCGTTTGGACGAAGGCCAAGCATTCCAGAACTCGTCGAATTTCGACGATGTATTTATATTCTTCTTCTGTATCTGTATCTTCTTAGGGTTATCTTTCGCTTTCGATTCGGTTACCAATTCGGTTTTCTTCGGCCTGCCGCCTCGCTTTCCAAGCTGTCGATTATTTTCAACTTGATGTTGATACTTGATAACTTCAGCATGGCAACGATTGTTGAAATACCCTGTTTCGGTACGTTCAAAAAACTCATCCAAAACCGATTCGGTTATGTCTAAGTCAAGGCGAATCTTCCTAGCAACCGATTCGGTTTCAAGTGGGATTTCCTTCTCGCTCATGTAGTAAAGGTCAAGCAGGCGTCGGTACGCCAAGTCCTCTGCATCAGACAGATGAACTGTGTGTGTGAGGTAGTCACCGATGTGAAATTTGTACCATATCATTTCGCTGTCTTTCCAAAGATGTCGGGCCGAAGTTCAGCCCTCTTCACTTTCCTGCCTGTGTGCAACTCTATGTCGCGTGCCAGTTCGGGACTAGGCAGTTGTCGCCCCGTAACTATCAATGAAAACCATGTCTTGCTGATGCCTAACCTACGGGCTAAAGCAATCATCGACCCCCTTGGCTTGTCCTTAAAATATTCTTGAAGTGTCATCGGGTTCCTTTTCTTGGTTAAGCGGATGTTACACTAAAAAAAATTGTTGTGCAATACCAGATTAAACATGATACACTGCCACCAGTTTAACGTGAAAGCGAACACATGAACAGCGAATACGAAATGCATCAACTGATGCTTGAGAGGCAACAAATGCTTGCGGAGGCTCTAGAACGGGCTGAGGCAGGCGTTGCAAAGCAGGACGACTGGGACATCATCCGCTATGAATGCGGACTGCCCAAGCGCCCTATAGTGACTTTAGAAACGGTAACCTTAACTAGGAGCGAATGATGGCTTTAATAGCGAAAGAAAGCGGCGGCGGCGGCGGTGAGTTCACCCCAGTCCCACAAGGAATGCACCTTGCACGGTGCTACCGAGTCATTGACTTGGGAACTCAAGATTCAACCTACCTTGGAACGGTCAAAAAACTGCCCAAAGTGATGTTGCAATTTGAGGTGCATGGCGAGGACGAGGCAGGCAAGCCTATCGTTACAGGCAAGAACGAGCCAATGTCCATCAGCAAGAACTTCACGCTCTCGCTGGCTGAGATGGCTACCTTGCGCAAAGACCTGCAAACATGGCGTGGGCGCGAGTTCACACCCGAAGAGTTGCGTGGCTTTGAACTCAAGAACGTGCTGGGCGCGTGGGCGATGATTTCGGTCATCAAGGCTATGGGCAACAACGGCAAAGAGTACACCAACATTGCCGCCATCATGTCCGTGCCACCTGCCATCAAAAAGGCTGGCATACCTACGGGCCACAACGAGTTGAAGCTGTTTTCTATTGACGAGCCTGACATGGCGCTGTTTGACAGCTTTAGCAATGGCCTTCGGGAGAAAATCCAGAAGTCGCCAGAGTGGCAGTCACGCGGGAACGTCGGCTATCAAAAGGAGCAAAACGCTTCTGCGAAGTCTGGCTTTGAAGATATGGACGACGACATCCCCTTCTGACCATGACACAGATTGCGCTTTTCTCAGAAGACGACCGCAAATCTCCACGCATATGCGAATGTTGCGGGGCTAAGGTTGTTGAGTACAAACACTCATTCAATCAAAGCCTTGCAAATTCTTTGTACAAACTGTACAGCCAGCATGGAGCGACCAACATCAGCAAAATTGGCTTGACTGCAATTCAATGGACAAACTTTCAAAAATTAAAGTATTGGGGGCTTGTCCAAAAAGCGGAGCGGGAAGACCACACCAACATAGGCGGCGTTTGGAAAGTAACCCAAACAGGTTTGGACTTTATTGAGCGAGGTCTTGGAATCCAAAAAAAAGCATGGTCTTACAGGGGAAAAATGGTCAGCTATGAAGGCGACACTGTTTTCTTTTTGGACTTGCACGACGCTTACATAAGAAAACGTCCTGACTACGTTGCTGATTCAAAACCACACCAAGGCGGCTATGAGGCTAATGCGTAATCAAAAAGCGGCGCACATTGATTTTTTTCAGTTCAA